CTTACTGGATATGACGAATATGGCAGACCAATTTCTGCTGAAGAAGAAAAAGCTGAGGCTAAACGCAATCAAGTGTGGCAGTTATCAGATGATTCAGATGAAAATCCATTACAATACGACCAAACTACAGCGTTTGGTATAGAAGGAGGTGTATTTTAGAATGGAAAATTTATTATTTTTTATACTTGGAGCACTATTAGTATTGCTAATCACGAGAAAACCATTTAAAATTATAATTGAAGAGCACCATATCGAAGATAATAAGCCAATAACCCCTATCGATATGGAGGCTCTTGAAGAAAAAATGCTTAAAGAAGATCCAAAAATGGACCAAGCTTATAAAGATTTAGATGAAACACTTAAAGAAGTGAACGATATTATGGGAGGCAGTGATCGTGTATGAGTAAAACCAACACAAAAAAGATACTAAAAGACATTTATGGCTCTGAGTTATTACCTGAAGGTATAACTATAGAGTGTATTAAGCACAGAATCAAGGATACAGAGACCAGGTACACTAAAGTAACTGAGCGTATGCGTATGCTTGACGGTACTGATCGAGGAAAAATGTGGGATGTTATCCGTGCAAGATTCCCTAAGTACCAATTAACTCCAGATTCTAACTGGGTAAACTATATTAAAGAAAATATTTTAGCTTCAATATACACGACTGGTCGTTATGCCAGTCTAATGCCACGTTCTGAAGACGATATTAAGTATGTTGTAGAGTTTAACTCAGCTCTTGAAACTATTTGGGATAACGTTAAAGCAGATTATTACCAATTCTTAGCTGGAGAACGTGCAGCCCTACTAAATATAGGTGTAACTATGGTAGGTTGGGACAAGAATCTAGTAAGTGGAACCAAGAATTATTGGTATAAGGGAGATATTAAGTTTAAAAATATAGATCCTATGAAGTTTAGACGTGATCCTTATGCCGATGTGTTTGATAATTCTGAATTCTGCTATTACTTTGATGATTATTCTCTAGAAATAATTAAATCAAAGGAAATATATAAGGAAAGACTCCAAGAAATAGAAAAGAATATAGGCAAGTTAGCTGCATTCGGTGAGATAGAACAGTTTCCTGCAGCAACTGAACGTGCTAAAGGCGCTGATTCTAGATCGAATTATCACAGACTTACCTATTACTATACTATTTATACGGATGATTCCAAATCTAATAAGGATGGTTATAAGATATGTGAGGTTCACCTACTAGATGAACAATATGTTCTATATTGTAATCAAGATTTGAAACCTCGTATGTTCCCATTTGCTGTATTATATTGTAATGATCCAGCAGGAGACTTAGTTGGAGCTTCTGAACCAGCTAAACAATTTCAATCTAACTTAACTTATAACTTATTGAATTCCATTTATGCTACTCACGCATATAAAGCACAACGTCCACCAAGATTTGTTAATGCTGCATCAGGTATTAACCTAAGACAGTTTGCTAAATATGGTAACGATGCAGATAAAACATTTATTGTTAATGGTGATGCTACTACTGCAGTACACTACGCTCAATTCCCACAACTTCCACCAGAGTTATTACAAGTTAAACAAGATTTAGGTAATGACATTAAGGAATGTTCTGGTATTGATGCTGTATATGCTGGTAAGAAAACTAACTCAATTCAAACTACTGGTGGTATGGATGCCTTAATGGAATCTACTACGCAAAGAGATAATCAAAAGATATTCTTATATGAAGAGTATACTAAACGTTTAACTGAGCTTGTTGTTAATAATCTTGTTATCTATGGTGATAAACGTTCTTACACAGTTAAAGATCCTATCACACAGCAAATTAAAACTGTACAGTTTGATTTCCCTGCAATAGATGACGATATTAGATTTCGTTATAGTTTAGATATACAATCTTATTTACCTAGAAATAAAACAAGACTGGCTGCTATTGCTAATATGCTTCTTGAAAAACAAGCTCAATATAAACCAGATCCTGAAATCATTACTGTTGAAGAATGGTTATTGATGCAAGATATTCCATTCAAGGATATGATATTTAAACGTATGGGTATTCAACGTAATACTCAAATTACAGAGCAAGTTGCTAAAACGCTTGAAATGTTTGCTAATCTAGTAGAAGGTGGTGTCGACCCAGACGTTGCTGTTGAACAAGTAGCAAATCAATTACAAGCTGATCAACAACAAACTACGCTAGGTAACACTGCAACAGCTGCAGATATAGGAGGCTTAGTCGGTGGTTCACCACAAGCAGCTCAGGCGGGAGTAGATGCGCAAACAGCTGACTTAGCTAGTGCACTACCTATGTAGATAAATTAAGAAAGGAGGATGCAAAATGGCTGAAAATGTTATTCATGAATTCCCAGGAGTTTATGACGAAGATATGAATACTGATCTTTATCTTTTAGTTGAAGAAGAAATCACTGAAGCACAATACAACGCTATTAAAAATACTTATGGCGTTACTGGTCCTGATTTCCAAATCGTTAAAAGAGGAGCTAAGTTCTTTATCAAAGGCGATCAAGACATTGACAAAATTAAAGAAACTGTTAATGGACTTGTTGTTGATAAAGGCGGAGAAGCTGTATTCGGTGATTAATAAAATTTATAGAAAGGAGATTCTATGATTAAGCTAGCTTATAATAAAGAAAAACCATGGCTTGTATTTGAAATAGATAAAGTTATTAGAGAGCAGTTAGCTGGTGGTATTGTTGAATATTATGTTGGTTCTTTAACAGATACATCAACTGATCCCGACACCACTACCGCTAATTATAAAGTACAAGTTGTTGCTTTCGAATCTAAATGGACTGATGTTCCAGTAGATTTAGGAAGTACAGGTGATATTAATAATCAAGCTAAAACTGTAGATCCAACTACATCTGAACAAACTATTGCTGCAGATACAGGTTACACTGGACTATCTGAAGTAAAAATTAATGCAGTTACAGCTGCAATCGATGCTAATATTATCGCAGAGAATATTAAACAAGGCGTTACTATTCTTGGCGTAGAAGGGACATATACAGGTGAGTAAGATGGCTTGTAAAAAAGGCGGTAAGAAAAAATAATCGTAAAGTCAATACTATGTATTGACTTTTTTAATTTACTAAAATATACTTTAATTAGATAGGCATAGGCTTCCGTCAGCCGTATGACGTGTAGTCTATCTACCTCTGTGAACTCGGCGATCACAAAGATAAGGAGGATAAAAATGCCAGAAGATTATCAAGCTATTCTATCTGATCTCGGCGTGGACACATCTAATCCACCAGCAGATAATACAAATGCTGGTAATACTGATGCTACGAACGTGTCGAATGAAGGTAGTTCTACTGCGACACCTGAGGTAAATAACGGTGATAATAATGCATCTACACAAAGTACTGAAGCTACTAAAAGTGCAGAGCCACTAGTAATTGAACCATCAGATGAACAGAAGAAACAAAACGAAGCATTTGCTTCATTAAGAACTGAAAATTCAAGATATAAAAAGTTCTTACAGCAAATAATGAAGGGTGCTAACTACCAGGGTTCCGAACAAGACTTTATGAAAGCTCTTGAAGAGGAGTCTTATAAAAGACAAGCTCAGAGTAGTCAGGTAAGCCCAGAGTTATTAAAGCGTATGGATGCACTTGAAAATCAAAATAGTGCATTAATTGAGTCACAAAATAGACAAACCTTTATGGCTAATCTACAAGGGCTTCAAGAAACGTTTAAATTAACAGATAAAGATATAAAAGAATTTGTTGATTTAGCAGTACGTGAGCACATTGATTTGACAGCTCCAGGTACTAACTTCGTTACGCTTTATCAAGGTTTATTCTTTAATAAACTAAAAGATAAAATGATAGAAGAAGCTAGACAAGAATGGATAGCTCAAAACTCTAAGGCTAACAATGCTGCAAACCCTGATGGGAAATCTGGAAAGAAAGACCCAGAACCCACAAATGTAAATACAATGGCAGAGTTCAATAGCCTATTACAATCAATGCCTATCAATAATAAATAAAATTATTTATAGGAGGTAGATATTATGTTAAATGCTTTAAATCCAGTAGCAGACATTAACTCATTTATTGAGTACTTTAGAAATCATGGATATTCAATTAGACCTGAATTATTCTATGATAAACAATTATTAGATACAATCCGTTTAGATGAAAGCCACTTTGTATTCTACAGATTGGCTAACACTACACCAATTCAAGGTAATGCTGAAAAACTACAAATTCGTAGATGGGCTCCATTACAAGCTCACACTGTACCTTTAGCAGAAGGTGTTCCACCATTCTCAGATAAAGGTTCAATGGAAAGCTATGAAATCGGTACATTCTCATATGGCCGTTACATGGAATTCACTGATAGAGTAGATTTCGAAACTATCGATCCAGTTATTGCACATTATACAAAAGAATATGCAATCGTTGCTATGGAGACTTTAGACCTTCTAGCACGTGAAGCATTAACTACAGTAGCTCAAGCTGCTTATGCTAATGCAAGAGCAAGTTTCGATGAACTAGAAATTGGCGATGTACCATCTCTTAATGATTTAAGAGTTATTGCATTATCAATGAAGAAACAATTAGTTAAACCTAGAAATGGAAATAGATACCATGTTATAGGAACTCCTGATTTCTATTTTGATATGATTAGTGATCCACTTGTTGAAAAGTATATGACTATCAATCAAACTACTAAAG